AGGTGGCGGAGGTGATCCGCGAGATCGAGCCGGGTGAGCTGGTGCTGGTGGCGGGGATGGTGAGCGAGGTGAGAGCAATCAAAACACGTAAGGGCGACATGATGGGGCGGCTGGTGTTGGTGGACGCTGATGAGCGGCTGGACGTGACCTTTTTCCCCGATCAGTGGAAGAAATATCGCACGTTACTGCGTGAGGGCGCCGTGCTCCAGATCGCCGGTCGGAAGTCGGACTACGGCGGCCGGCAGAACCAAGTTGAGGCTGAAGAGGCCGAGCGCGTCGACAACCCGGACTGCTGACGTATATCCCTACGGTCAATCACAGAGGTGCGAATGAAAGAGCTGATCGTTGAGATCGAGGGCCTGTCGGAGGGTCACTCGGTCGTGGTGGCGCTGAAGAAGGATCTCACGATCTCGGCTGACCTGCACCGCGAGGTGACTGTCACAGCCGCCCACTACGGCTACTATGCCGTCCTTGCGGAGAAGGCATACGCGCGCATGAAGCGCACGAAGCTTGGCTTTGAGATCTGGGCCTCCGGTGCGGAAGAGGAGATCGTCAACCGCAGTCTTCGTGAGACGGGGAAGCGGCCGAAGGCGGTCAAGGACGTGACGCGCGAGCTGATGAAGAATCCAAAGTACCGGGCCTACCGCCTCAAGATTGAAGAGTATGAGGAGCAGGCCAACATTCTGAGAGCTATAGCCAAGGCGTTTGAGCACAAGAAGGATCTTGTTCAAACTTCAAACGCCAATAGACGAAAGGAGCTGACGTAATGGCGCTGAAAGTCGTGAGCGAAGCAAAGAAGACGGAGAAGCCGCTGAAGGTCGCCAAGGAAAAGGCGGTCAAAGCGGTGAAGGCAGCTCCACCGGCGAAGGAAGAGCCGTCGGCCAAGGCGAAAGCCGAAGTTGTGAAGGCGCCGAAGACTGAAGCGGTGAAGGCCGAGTCGAAGGACGTGGAGGTGGTCAAGGAGAAAGCCGCGCCGAAGGCGGCGGCCGTGGACTCGTTGTTGGGTGAAGCGCGTGAGGCATACAAAAACTTTCAGCATTCATGGTTCCGCTTCGCCAAGAAGGTGACGCAGGTGCAGAAGGCTGAGGATAGCTGGATCAACGCCGGCTATGACACCTTCAAGGATTACTGCGTTGCCGAGTTTCCCGACGTCTCCTACACGACGATCCTGAAATTCGTGCGCGTCATCGAGTCGATGGGCACTGCTCTTGAGGCGCGGCTGACGAAGACGCCGGAGAAGAAATTCCCCGGCTTCACTGCCTGCTATGAGTTTTTGAACGTCCAGGACAAATTGCCGAAGGATGAGGTGCCGAAGATCCGCAAAGACGTGATCGAGGGCAACTTGTCGCGGCGCGCGGTGGTCGACCTGGCTGATCCGGCAGTAAAGTCTGAGGCGCAGGAAAACAAGCGCCGGGCTGCCGAGGCGAAGAAGATCGATAAAGCCGTCGAGAAAGACGCGAAGAAGGCTGCGAAGCCGTTGACGGTGGCGCCTACGGAAGCAGCGCAGATTCAGAGCGACTCGGTCGACGTCAATGCCGACTTGTCGGCCAATGTCGAGGATCAGATCCAAGCGTTGCTCGACCGCGTGACGTATATCAACGACAACCTGCCTTTGGTGACGTCGGCGCTGAAGAAGCCGACTGCCAAGGCAGTAAAGCTCGCTGAAGCTCTCGAAAAGCTGGTAGAGCGCAGCGATAAATATCTCGACAAAGTCAGCGAAGGCTGATCACAGGAGCAGAAAGCATGAGTCTGTTAGCGAAGCTGAAGAAGCACGGCGACAAGGTGCGCGAGGACCAGGCGAACAAGCGGTACGATGACAATCCTGAGATGTTTAAGCCGCCGGAGGGTGACAGCTCAATCCGTATTCTGCCGCACTGGAAGCCAGAGAAGCGTGACGATGGCGAAAGTTTCTTCTTTGTGCGCCGCGTCATCCATTACGTGCCGCAGCCGAAGAGCGACGGCTCTGGCACCTACAATGGACCTGTTGCGTGTCGGGCGATGTTCGACAAGTCTTGCCCTATCTGCAAAGCGGCCGACAAGCTTCGGAAGAGCAAGCTGAAGCAGAAGGCCAGCGACATCAAGGCGACCGAGCGCTACCTCTACAACATCATCGACTACGGTGAGAAGGGCGCACGCGAGCCGTCGATCTGTGTCTACCCGGTGACGCCAAGTATTCACGCTGAAATCCTGGCGTGGCTCGATGATCTCAAGGAAGAGTTTTGGGATCTGAAGGAAGGTCGCGACTGGAAGTTGACGAAGTCGGTCGACAAGAAGAAGGGAGCGATGTTCGGCACGAAGTACAAAATCAAGCCGAGCCTTCAGCCGACAGCGGTGCCGTCGAAGCTGCTGAAGGGCCTCGACGAGAAGATGATCGACCTCGACACCATGTGGAACAAGGACGAAGAGAAGGTGATGCTCGCGGCCTTGAAGGTGCTCGGCGTCAAGCTCGAAGGTGCTGAATCTGACGATGACGACGAGGATGAAGACGAAGAAGACGACGAGGACGATCGCCGTCCGGCAAAGCGCAAAGCTGCTGACGATGACGACGAAGACGAGGAAGAAGAAGAGGAGGAGCCGAAGCCGAAGGCTAAAGCCAAAGTGAAGCCAAAAGCCAAGCCTGAGCCCGAGGAAGAGGAAGAAGAAGAGGAGGAAGAAGAGGAAGAGCCGAAGCCAAAGGCGAAGTCGAAGCCCAAGGCGAAGCCAGAGCCGGAAGAGGAAGAAGAAGAGGAAGAGGAGGAAGAAGAAGAGGAAGAGCCGAAGCCAAAGGCGAAGGCTAAGGCGAAGCCCGAGGTCGAAGAGCCGGCGGCATTCAAGCGCAAGAAGAAGCCGAGCGACGATGAAGATCTCGACTCTGAGCTGAAACGGTTGGGCGTGTAATGCAAGAGCGGCAGCCAGATCGCATCAGCTTTAGCTACGGCGTGAAGCTGCCAGGTCCGGTCAAGTGGTCGTCGGTGGATTGTCATATGTCGATGTCCACCGACGTCCTTGGCGACGAGACACCTCAGAAGGCGATAGCGCGGGCGCGGAAGATCGTGATGGCACAGATGGAGCGTGAAATCGATGAAATCGACAAGAGCAGCAGCGAGTGAAGTGCCGAAGTTTACGCGCAAGCCGAAGGTAGCCGTCGTGCGTCACGTCGAAGATGCGCCGAAGAAGAAGGCTAAGGGCAAGAAAGTCAAAGACGAGCCGACCTACGAGGACGACATTCAGGCGCTCGTTGATTCGGTGAAGGGTGAGATCGCCAGTATCTCGATTCCCAACGAGGGCCTGTCGAGCCTGGTGGAGGTATCCGATTGGATACCGATGCCGGAGGCGATCTGCGAGGTCATGGGGACGCCAGGGCTGCCGTGCGGTCACATTGTCGAGATCATGGGTGCGCCGGACTGCGGCAAGACGACGCTGGCCACACACGCGCTGATCGAGGCACAGAAGAAGAAGGGGATTGCGATCCTGCTCGACACCGAGCACAAATTCAATCTCAAGCGCGCCATGGCCATGGGACTCGACAGGCGTCAGCTCATCATCATCCGTTGCGAGACGATCGAGCAGGCGTTCGCCGACTTCGTCACCATTCTGAAACGCATCGCCTCTACTGAGGCCGGACGTAATAGACACGTGGTCGTTGTTTGGGACAGCATCGGGGCCACGCCATGCAAGAAAGAGATCGCCGCCGACGGTGACAACTTCGCTGCCGATAGTGCCAAGGCGCTTAAGGGTGGCCTGCGGCGCACGCGCTATTTCCTCTCCCAGACAAAGGCGTGCCTTTTACTCATTAATCAGACCTATGAGGAAATCGGTGGCAAGTCGTTCTTCAAGAAGAAGAAGGGCTACGGCGGCTCGGGGCCGGAGTATTTCTCGACGGTCATCCTCACCCTCTCACGCCTGGCGCGGCTCTCGAAGAAGGTCAAGGGCGAGACCGTCAAGTTTGGTATTCACACTCAAATCGAAGCGTCGAAGAACCATCTCGCACCTCCCTTCAAGCAAGTGCAGGTGGACATCGACGCGAAAGGAATCGTCTATGGTGGCCGAAAGCCAGGCGATGACGCCTAAGAGCTATATGCAGGCGATGTTTGCTGATCCGGCTGATCCGGTGAAAGCGATTTTGTCGCCGAAGCAGTTCGAGGAGTCGAAGTCGATCTTCAAGATTGGATACGAGCTGATCGGTGAGCGTGTGGAAGAGCATTTCGGTCGGCACCTGACGCCGGAAGTCGTGCAGATCTCGACGACGCTTCAGCAGCTTCTCTGCGTCTTTGTCGAGCACGTCAACAATCCGATGTCGGTGCGGAAGATGCTTGCATGAGCAAACACCTGATCTACTCGGACCTGCA